GGCTGTTGAAGAGCGTTTGCGAGAAGACATTGACAAAAAGGACTTCAAACCTTTCGATAAGTAGGATACGCCCGTGAAAATGCCGCACAGGGCTTTTTTAGCCCCCATAACCGATTACCAGTTTCGATTGTTGACTTTTCTATGCCACAAATCGTCCTCAGACGGCTCTCTGAGCATCGATATAGACCAGATGAGGTTAGGTACTGGCAACGTGTCTGAAAAGACCGTAAGAAGGGCTCTGAAGGCTTTAGAAGGACAGGGATTCCTAGACCGTAAGAGAACCAAGAGAGCAAATGGCTACCGAGGAAAAGACGAATATCGATTAATCTATGGGACTGAATTGTCCACTAGTCTAGGGGACGCAAATGTCCACACCTCACATGACTATAGGTCACGTAGTAAAAAGACTATTAAGCCATTAGTACCTAATAGCCAAGATAGTAATCAATTAAAAGAGTTTAGAAACACCGAAGGTGTTTCATTAAAGGAGATAAAGATTCCTATGAGAAACTATGACGATGGCGACGAATTGGCAGGCTTTGGACTCATTGAATCAAAGGATGCTCCACAGCAAAAGGTCTCAAAGCGCGACCCGAAAACTCGCGGCAAGCGTCCAGAACACGAGTGGACCCCAATGGATGTCGCTGCAGAGTTTTCTTTTCGCGTTGGGCGTAAGTATCCCCTCCTACCAGGAACGGTCAACGTTAGAGCCTTGTCAGGAGCACTCTCTAAATTCAGAAAACAATACGGAACAACTGCTTTAATTGAACTTGAGTTGCTTCGAATGTTTATGACAGACGAAACAAACTTTAGAAGCATCGGTGATGAAGCGCCGAACTTGTACAAACTTTACCTAGCATCTTTTGGAAAGAAGATGAACCAAGCAAGAGAAAACTTGGGATTAGGACGCATTTCCGAAAAGAAGTTGTCTGTAAAAACCGCTTCATCAACTATCGTTGCAAGTGACGGTAGGGAGTTTCAAAACTCTATGTCTGGCAGGGCTCAGTTAGAGAAGTATGAGAAAAAGTTAATAGAAGGAACTACGAAAGGAAATTCCTTTTGAACCGCATTCACTACTTAACAGGACTTCCAAGAAGTGGTAATACAGTCCTTTCGGCTTTATTAAACCAAAATCCACGGATATACAGCAGTCCTTTAAGTCCTTTGCCTCATGTAGTGCATTCAGTTACTACTACAATGTTGAACTCCCAAGATTTCTCTAGAAATCCCGATAAAAATAGGTATTCAGCGTTATTAAAAGGTCTTTACAGTTCTTACTATCAAGACGTAAAAAAGCCTGTTATTTTTGACCGTTCAAAACATCTGTTTGCTCCAACAATGATAGAGGCCTTAACTGAGCATATTGAGCCAAGTCCAAAGATAGTTTACACAGTGCGTCCTACACTAGAGATTTTAGCGTCGTACCTTACTTTGGAGCACGAACACCCTGTCTTTGTTCCTTTAATGACTCAGGAAAACTTTTTTCAGTTAACTTATGAGTCAGTAGATGAAGCAGTTTGCGACTACTTAATGCAGGTAGTACTCCCCTCATTTTTCTTTCAAGTAAATCGTGCATTAGAGCCTGCATATAGGGATTTTGTTCTATTTATAAATTACAGGGATTTAGTTACTAAGCCTTCAGAGACCCTTGAAAGAATTTATGAGTTTATTAAGGAACCCGTGTACACACACAACACAGACAGTATTATGAAATTAGAAGAAGACCGAGATGAACTTGTTGGTAGCCACCCTAATTTGCATCATGTGCGTCCTAACCTGCAGTATTCGACAGTGAACTACAGAGAAGTTCTTCCTGTTTCTATACAAAAACGGTATTCTGGCTTTGACTTTTGGGAGGAAGAGTTGCGCTATGTATGATGTAAATGAGTTGACATCCATAAAAAAGCATTGGCTTTTACGAACATCTAACATTCCACGTAGGTTTCTTGGTCTTGAAATATTAGACCTAGTAGAACGCTCAGGAGAGATTCATCCCCAATATGAGCAGTGGATTGAGGATGTTGTTAACGGTCTTGTTATAAAGCAGGTTGGCAACATTGGAACTAATGGCGTCGGTATGCTATTTGATGGAGGGCCTGGAATCGGCAAAACAACTCACGCAGTTGTTGCGGCTATGGAGGTGGTCCGACGTCTCCCAGAGGATGACGAAGAGGCGCGTAAGATTCTGGGTATGAATGCGAGCGATTATGGCCTCAATGCTCGCCCTATCTACTACATGACTTATCCTGAGTTTTTGTCGAAGAAGAAATCTACTTTCGACGCTGACCCAGAGGACAAAAAGCAGATGGTGTACGAAATCGATGGGCTTCATGGTCGCTCTAAAGTTGATTTCTTGAACGTCAGATTACTGGTCATTGATGACCTTGGAAAAGAGTACGGTTCAAAGTACGACGACACATCGTTTGATGAGATACTTCGTTCTAGGTATGACAAGGCTTTACCAACAATAGTAACGACCAACGTCATGCTAGAGAACTGGCAAGACAAGTACGGCGAAGCAATGGCAAGTTTTGCTCAGGAAGCGTTTGTACGAGTTCCGATTGTTGGTTCTGATTTGAGGGGGGCCGTATGAAAGGTAACAGCGTGCAGACTTCGTGGAGAACAATCCAACTGTTCATCTCTGCGCAGGCTGCTGGTATTTTTGAAGTTGAAGTAGATACTCAAACAAAAAAACTTCGGTGCAGTTGTCCAAAATGGAAGAAATTTTTTGAATGTAAACATGTCCGATTTGTCCATGAACGCATGTTGTTTAATGGCGGACAGTACTCAGTATTGATACCAGAAGAAGTTCCTGAAGAGTTAGCGCTTGAGGCAAACGACAACGCCGAGAAGTTTAGAGAGTTCGTTGTTAAGTACGCTAAAATAGAAGTGCTATGAAAAACGGAGACATATCGAATGTCTCCTCTCCACAACTTATAGTCACTGCAGATGTAGTGGTAAAATTAGTTGAAGAAGAGACTCGACGACTTTTAGCCAAAAAAGTCTCCTATAAAGTAGGAGATATAGACCTGCTTGCCACAAATAAACTGTGGTTATTGTCCAACAACTATGGGCTATCATTAGAACTAGCAGGTTTTGAATCAGAGAACTGGACTGAAGAACTGTTAGAAAAATCTTTTGAAAAGTTAGAACGAAGGGTAGTTAACCCGTTTAACTACTGGCAGTTGTACGAGAACGTAGAAGAGTTGGTAGGTTTGCTTCCATATAGACCGAACTTGAAGGGCATTGTAGATAAGCCTGACCGAGTTGCGAGATATGGGTCAGCAGGTATAGAACTAGCCAATATTTAACTCTGGAGGGAGGGCAAATGGCAGCGGATAATGAACACCGCTTAGTAAGCAAAGTAATCCGTGACCGCGACATTATTCCTGCGCTGTCTCGTGGAGTTCAGGACGGTTGGTTTTTAGATGAAGAAAACAGAAAAGTTTGGTCTTTTGTTAGAAAGCATTACAGCGAATACCGAGAAGTTCCAACAGCAACAACAGTAAAAGACCACTATCCAAACTACAAAGTTTTAGATGTACAAGACACTGTTGAGTATCTTCTTGACACGATGGTTGACTTTCGTCGTCGTCTACTTACTCGTCAAGGATTAGAGAACGCAGTTGAACTTCTACAAGATAACAACCACGACGCTGCTCTTCTTGCTATGGAGCAAGCAATCGCTAAAGTCAACGAACAAGGCGTTCTTGGAACTCATGAGGTAGACCTCTCTAAAAACACTGAACAGCGTTACGAAGACTACAAGGCTTTACAAAGCAAAAAGTTTCTCGGTATACCTACAGGTTTTGAAAAAATTGATGAAGCAACAGCAGGATTGCAAGGCGGTCAGTTAATAACAATTATTGCTCCGCCTAAAACTGGTAAATCACAAATTGCACTACAGATAGCCATCAATGTTCACAAACTTGGCTACACCCCAATGTTCCAATCCTTTGAGATGAACAACCACGAGCAGCAACAACGCCATGACGCGATGCGTGCTCAGATTTCTCATGGTCGTTTGCGTCGCGGAAAGTTACTACCAGCAGAAGAAGGTCGCTACATCGACATGCTCAATGAGATGGAGAAGTTGCACCCATTTCATCTTGTTGACGCAGTAAACGGAATCACCGTGTCTGCGTTATCAGCCAAGATTGAGCAGTGTAATCCTGACATAGTGTTTGTTGACGGCGTGTATTTGATGCTTGATGAAATAACTGGCGAGATGAACACTCCTCAAGCAATTACTAACATTACTCGTGCCTTGAAGCGCCTTGCTCAAAAGATTAACAAGCCAATTGTGATTACCACTCAGACCTTGTTGTGGAAGATGCGTGCTGGCAAAGTAACCGCAGACTCCATTGGTTATTCATCATCGTTTTTCCAAGATTCAGATGTAATTCTTGGTCTTGAGCCAGTTGAAGAAGACGAAGAGATTCGACTATTGAAGATTGTTCAATCACGTAACTGTCCACCCAGTGAAACAGCGATTACATGGCGTTGGGAGACTGGCTGTTTCCACGATGAGACTTACATGACCAAGTGCACATACTGCATGAATTGGGGTAAGTAGTGGACGTAGAAAAGACACTCCTTGCTCTTGATTTACCACTTGCGGCACAACGTGGCGACGAGGTCAATGGTCTATGTCCTATGCACAAAAAGCGCACAGGAAAAGAAGACCATCACCCATCGTGGTGGATAAACGCAGTCACAGGAGCACACATATGTTTCTCTTGCGGTTACAAGGGAAACTTGTACACACTTGTTCGTGATTTGCGTGGCATCGATTACCATGAAGCAAAAGAGTTTATTGATGGGCAAACAGAGTTGCCAATTGATTCGCTTCTTCGTCGTATTAAGGATTTACCACAGTATGTACAGCCTGAAGCAGAGCCAATAGGTATGTCAGAGGCTCGTTTGGCTGTGTATTCAGAGCCTCCCGCATTTGAATTAAAAAAGCGATTCCTAACTGCAGAAGCAGCAAAGCACCACGGCGTACTTTGGGACGTAAGTCATTCAGCATGGATTCTTCCTATCCGTCATCCCGATTCATTTGAGTTAATGGGATGGCAAGAAAAGGGTGCTTCAGGTCGCTTTTTTCGCAATCAACCGCAGGGAGTTAAAAAGTCAAAGACTGTATTCGGTGTTGAAGTTATGGCAACAGACATTCTTGTTGTTGTCGAATCTCCTCTAGATGTTGTTCGTCTTCGTTGCGCAGGAGTTGAAGGCGCAATATCAACCTTTGGTGCAATTGTTAGCGAAGACCAAGCAAAGATTATGCGCCGAGCAGAAAAGATAATTGCTGCGTTTGATAAAGATGAAGCAGGACTTAAAGCAGCAGAATCAATGCGCCCGTATGCTCGTAAGTACGGATTAAACTTGTTTTTCTTTGATTACACGGGAATAGATGTTAAAGACCCAGGAGATATGACTATAAGTGAGATTCATCGCGGCATAGAAAACGCTAAGTCATATGTTTTGGGTAAGGAGGCGTTTCTTGTTCACAGGAACTCTTAAGCCTTATCAGGTTGAAGCGGTAAGCCGTATGGTTGGCGAAAAGAAGATGTTAGTTGCTTATGAAATGGGTTTAGGAAAAACCTGCATGACTATTGCGGCTCTTGAGAAGTTAAACGATACGGGGCAGATACAGAAGGGTCCTATACTTGTAATAGCCCTATCAAGCCTCAAGTATCAATGGCAGAAAGAAATAGCCAAGTTCACCTCTGGAGTCGTATCTGTAGTTGTAGACGGAAATAAACAACAGCGAACAAAGGCGTACGAAGACGGACAGAAGGCTGATTACGTTATAACTAACTACGAGTCAATAGTTAATGATTGGGAAATAGTTCGTAGATATTTTTGGGGTGCAATAGTTTGTGATGAGGCTACGGCTATTAAAGGTTTTCGTTCTAAACGTTCTAAAAAAGTAAAGGACTTATCTAAAAATGTTCCTATTAGATTTGCTCTAACTGGAACTCCAATAGAAAACGGAAAACCTGAAGAGGTATACAGCATTATGCAGTTTGTGAACCCAAATCTTTTAGGTCGTTTTGATTTATTTGACCAGACATTTATTGTCCGTAATCATTTTGGCGGTGTTCAACGCTACAGAAACTTGCCTATCTTTCACGAAAAAATGAAAACCTCATCTGTGCGTAAAATTCAAACTGACCCAGATGTTGCGCCTTATCTTCCAAGCGTTATTTACCGTGAACCAATACTTGTAAAGTTTGATTCAGCCAGTAAAAAACTATATTCATTTATTGCAGAAGAACTTAGAAACGAACTCATTGAGGCTCAACAATTGCTTGGTGCTGGGTTTTCTATCGCCGCACATTACGGAGAAGGGCATAGGCCTGGTAGTCCTGCAGATATGATGAGGGGTTCCATAATGTCTAAGATAACTGCTCTTCGTATGGTTTGTGACTCTGCAGTAATTCTTGCTGCAAGTGGTGTGAACTATGATGGAAAAGTTGGTAGCGCGTATGCAAATTATTTGTACAACAATGGATATTTAAAAGTAGGGAATATAAAAAGTCCAAAACTTGAAGTATTAAAACAATATGTAAATGAGCACCTCGATACTGACCCAGATGCAAAAGTCGTTGTGTTCACGTCTTACTTAGGTGCAGTTGATTTAATCTACAGTGAATTGGGAGGAACCATTTATACAGGAGAGATGAACTCAAAAGAAAAAGAAAAAAGTAAAGAAAAGTTTTTAACTGACCCAGAATGCCGAGTTTTCATTTCTTCTGATGCTGGAGGTTATGGAGTAGACCTTCCTAATGCAAACCTTTTAATTAACTACGACTTGCCTTGGAATGCTGGTTTGGCTGTACAAAGAAACGGGCGTATTAAGAGAGCCTCAAGCAGATGGCCTACCATAACAATTCAGGACCTACTTATGGAGGGTTCTATCGAAGAACGTCAGCACGAGATGCTTCAGCAGAAGAATGCTGTGGCAGATGCCGTAATGGACGGCCAGGGAATCAACTCTCGTGGTGGTGTAGACTTGACTGTGGGAAGTCTTTTGAACTTCATTTCTCAAACCAAAGTAGGAGGGTAATTGTGGCTCGTATTGCAAAACAAGACCAAAGAACAGTTGATAAGGATGACGTTCTGTCTCAGGCACAGCAGTATGCTTTTTTTAAAAAACAAGTTGAGTATTTTCAAGAACAAATGAAGTCTTTGCGTGAAGATTTGTTTGAAAAGATTGAAGAGAACGGCGAAGTCGACAGTAAAGGAAATGTAATTTTTGAACTTCCTCAAGAGATTGAGGGTTTTGTTTCCATGACCAAACAGCGTCGCGTAACTCGTAAGATTGATGAGGACATTGCTTTTGATATCATTGATGAAAAGGGTCTAAGAGATAAGTTAATAAAAACCGTAGAAATTATTGATGAAGACGCTTTGATGGCCGCACTTTATAGCGATGAACTTACAGAAGAAGAAATTGATGAGATGTATCCTCAGACTGTTGTCTGGGCATTAGTTATGAATAAGAGATAACAGATGACTGGATTACGTGGACAGGATGAGATTGAAAAGGCCTTTGCTGACCTTGAATACATTCCTGGTTCTAAGAAAAAAAGAAGAGAACCAGACCCAAAAGTTTCTCGTCTTAAGAATGGCGAGACAAATGGTTGGGACGAAAACCCAATCATTAAAACATTAGGTGGAAAAGAAACTGAGGTATTTACAATAGGTGCACTTGCACAAGCATTGGAAAAAACCATAGTTACTGTTCGCCTTTGGGAACGAAAGGGCTACATCCCTCGTGCCCCCTATCGGTTGCGGTCTAAGACTTTAAAGGGTCAAAAGACTGGAGGAAATAGGGTGTACACTCGTTCACTAATAGAGGCTGCGGTTGACGAATTTGCCAAACGTAATCTCTTAGGCTCTGCTCGTGTAGAGTGGGGTCAACACGAAGACCTAACAGAGGCTTTATTAAAGCGCTGGAAGGAAATCACGTCCATCGAGAGCCAGAAGTAATAATTTCGTACAGAGATACGAATTACTCAGTGCCTCATTACCAAAAAGGAAACAAATGCCAATTACAAAGCCTGCAGTAAATGCAGACGACTATCTTGATGAAGATAGCGAAACAGCCCAACCCAAGGTTGGAACTACTGTGCAACAGGGCTGGGATGCCGTTGATGCACTTCTTAAGTCAGATAATTCGGAATTTCCGACTGACTTTCGCTTCTCTGAAGAACCACAACTTGTTAAGTTCTTGGAGAATCAACCATTCGCAACTTATGAGCAGCACTGGATTGAACGCCCAAAGGGTAAGAAGTCCTTTGTTTGCATGGGAGAGGGATGCCCACTCTGCGAGATTCTTGGTGACAAGCCTCGTGGAAAGTTTGCGTTTAACGTACTCGTACTATCTGGTGAATCGCAGGGCGTACAAATCCTGACTGCACCACCATCACTGGCTCGTCAAATCAAGAAAGCGCACGATGACGAGCGCAAAGGACCTCTTTCAAAAGAGTTCTGGGAGATTTCTCGATTAGGAACAGGACCAACAACGCAGTACACCCTCAACTTCGTTCGTGGTCGTGACCTTGCCGAGGAGTGGAAACTAAACCAAGAACAGGTAAATGAACTCGTAGCATCCGCTGAACCTTATACAGCAGAAGTAATTCGAGAGACCCCTCGCTCTGAACTACTAGACGTTGCTCGTTCTGTAGCCTAATAGTTTCCACACGTGGGAGAGCCTGTTACCTCCATTTCAGGCTCTCTCACTTTTAAGAGAGGGTTTTATGAATATTATTACAACAAAAGAACAACTTGAAGAGTTAGTCAGGCACTACCAACGTGTAGACGCTTTTGCTTTTGATATTGAGTCTGTAGGCGAAAACCGTATTCAGCCTGTAGTAAATGATGTTCTTTGGATATCACTAGCAACGGATAGTCGTGTTGATGTAATTCCTATGGGACATCCAAATGGAGAGTTTCTTAACTGGGATAAAGAACTCTTACTCAGTGGTCAAAGAAAACTTGCTGCAGGAAAAGAGTTAAAAGAAACTGATTATTCAAAAAACCAAGCAAAATGGAAACCTGTATTTGGTCCTGCTCCTGAACAACTTTTGCCAGGAGATGTATTCAAGGCTTTAAAGCCTCTATTTTTTAGTAACAAATTAAAGATAGGCCACAATGTAAAGTTTGATTTAAAGTCAATTGCAAAGTATTACCGTGGCGTAGTTCCTACTAAACCATTTTTTGACACGATGATGGCTGGGTTCATTATTGACAATAGACAACGTGGGTATCTTGGTCTTGCTGATTGTGCTAAGAGAGAACTAGGAATCACTGTTGAGAAGGGCGTTGGAGCACAGGTAGAGGTCCATTCTTTTAGCGACGTCGCTAATTACTCTGGTTTAGACGCAAAAGCAACTTATGCTTTGTATCAGGCTTACAAACCAAAACTTGAAGGTGAGTTAAGTCGTGTATGGAATCTTGAGATGGACGTATTAGCAGCGCTGTGTGATATGGAACTCACTGGTGCAAACATTGATGTTGTTGAACTTACAAAGTTAAAGAAACGTCTTGAAAAGGATATTGATGACGCAAAGGCCAAGGCTTGGAAGTTAGTAGGCAAGCCCTTTGCTATGAACTCTGTTCAAGAAAAGCAGAAGTTGTTATTTTCTTCAAAAGAAGATGGCGGTAGAGGAATAAAGCCAAACCTACGAATTAAAATTGCTCTTACAACTAAGGGTCAAGAGGTTGCTGCTACTGCTCCTATGAAACTGGGAATACAGCACTATTCAGTTTCATCTGATGCGCTTGAGTTTTACAGAAGCAAAGACGAACTAGTAGATGCCATCCTTGAATATCAAGACTTAAATAAGTTAATGACAACCTATGTAATGCCGTATCTCGGTGGAGAAGTAACCCACACAGTTATGGGCAAAACAAAAGTTATTGAAAAAAAATCGCTTTTAATAAACGGCAAAGTACACACAAACTTCAAACCACACGGAGCAGAAACGGGGCGTTTTTCCAGTAGTGACCCGAATTTACAGAACATTCCTAGTGGAGGGGACTACGGAAAACTAATTCGTGACATGTTTATTGCTCCATCTGGTTATAAATTAGTTGTAGCAGACTACTCTCAAATTGAACCACGTATTATTGCAGCCTTTTCTGGTGACCCAATTATGGTTAACAACTATTTAGAAGGCGGAGATATCTACACGACTATAGGTGACACTATGGGTGTAGACCGTAAGGCTGGGAAGGTTTTAGTTCTTTCTATTGCGTATGGTGTTGGCCCAGAAAAGATTGCTCAGAGCATCGGCTGTACTGTAAAAGACGCTAAGGATTTATTAGACCGTTTTAGCAAACAGTTTAGTGACATATCAAAGTATCGAGCACGAGTTATCCGTATGGCTGCTGCTCAGACACCTACACCCTTTGTGTCAACCCTATTTGGTCGTCGCAGATATATCCCTGATTTAAAGTCTAGAGACCAGGGGTTAAAGTCAAGAGCAGAAAGACAGGCCTTTAATACCGTTATTCAAGGCTCTGCAGCAGACATCATGAAACTAGCCATTGTTAGGGCTCACTCTTGTTTTGTAGATGAGCCTGGGGCTAACGTCATTTTGACCGTGCACGATGAGTTGGTTACTGTTGCTCGTGAAGATTTAGCAGAAGATGTAGCAGAAGCAATTCGTGAGTCTATGGAAGGAATCAAACTTCCAGAGATAACAGTTCCACTTATTGCGGAAGCAAAAATAGTAGATAGATGGGGAGAAGCCAAATGAGTAATGCAAACTGGTGGGCAAATAAACTGGGACAACAGCCCGCACAGCAACAGCGTCCTACCAATATGCCGATGCCCCCGTCTCAACAGCCGATGACACAATATGTTCCGCCACAACCTCAAATTCACACCGCAGTGTCTAAAGCACAGAGTGCTAGTCAAACTCAGTCATGTCCTAACTGTTCATCAAATAACTATATGAGTGTGGCTGGTGCAAAGTTACGTTGCTACGATTGCGGATATCCGTTGGAACAGTCAGGTAGCAAATACGGCTCTCTTACTGGTGCAAAAGTGGAGGGGGCTACAAAAGATGCAAGAGGAAACGACACAATCAATAACTTTAATCCACAACAAATAATTGGAAGGGTAGATGGATGATAACTGATGAGGCCAAAAAAATCGTTGCTCAACTTAACAAAAAGTTTGGTGATGGCGTCGTTGTATTTGCCAGTGATATTCGTACTGACCTTGTACCTAGGTTTACCAGTGGTTCTACAACTCTTGATTATGTTTTGGGTGGCGGGTTTCCTGGTAACCAATGGAATGAATTAATTGGAGAGCCATCTCATGGTAAAACAGCCGTTGCTCTAAAAGCAATTGCTGCTAATCAAGTAAAGGACCCTAACTTCACAACCGTCTGGGTTGCAGCAGAGGCTTGGGTTCCTGACTACGCAAAAATGTGTGGAGTTGATACCAGCAGAGTTATAGTTGTTGAAACAAGCGTTATGGAAGAGGCTTATGATGCAGTAATTGCATTTGCTGAATCCAAGTCTGTAGACGCCATTGTCATCGACTCTCTTCCAGCCCTCTCTCCTTCTCCTGAGTTGGAAAAGAACATGGACGAAATGACAGTTGGAAAGGGCGCACTTCTTACTAACAAGTTCTTTCGTGTTGTCGGTACAGCAATGAAGAGAAGCCTTGTAGAGGCAGAACGTCCCGTTCTCGGTATTGTCATCAATCAATATCGAATGAAGATTGGTGTGATGCACGGAGACCCACGCACCACTCCTGGTGGTGAGGGAAAGAATTACGCATTCTTTACTCGTTGCGAAATTCGCAGAGATGAATGGATTGAACTTGGTTCTGGTAATAATAAAGTCCGTATTGGACAGCGAATCAAAGTAAGAACTTTAAAAAACAAAACTGCGCCCCCACAAAGAGTCGCGTATTTTGATTTTTATTTTGCAGATGGTGGACCTTGTATTCCAGGAGAGTACGACTTTGCCAAAGAGATTGCTTCTCTTGCAGTGGTAAAGGGATTGATTGAGCGTAAGGGTGGGTGGTATTACTATGGCGAAAGAAAATGGCAGGGAATTGAACCCGTCATTGATAGCCTCCGTAGCGAGATTGACCTCAAGGAAGAACTTGAGAAGGCTGTCCTTGAGTCAACAGACTCCATTGTGGTGGGTGATGATGAGTAACGGATTTGAAATTATCGACCAACAATGGGCAGAGGAATTAGAGCGTGGAGTAGAGGGTTATACCGACATGCTTTTTGAAGCCATCTACGAAGGAACAGAAGAAGAGATAACTGAAACAGTTTCTGGAGAGCCATTCTGCGGTTGTAACCGTTGTTTTTGGAGAGAGACTCTGTTTTACATAGTACCTAAGTTGCTTACGGGGTACGAGGAAGGCAAAATACAACTTGAGGAGTAAAGGGCAAAAGGAGTCTCAGAAGCACGAAAAACGTTTGGCCAAAAAAATTGGTGGAAAACGTAACGCTGCATCTGGGGCTCTTTGGGCAAGAAAGGGCGATGTTCGGTCAACTGACCTATTGATTGAGCATAAGTGGACTGGTAAAAAGCAGTTTACTTTAAAGTCCGAAGCAGTAAAGAAAAACGTTAGAGAGGCAATCCTTGAAGGACGAATGCCAGTATTTGGTATTCATCTTGATGGAGAGAACTATGTCATTCTTACCGAGGATGACTTTATCGAGATGAGGGAGAAACTAAAGGATGCCTAATACATGGATGAACCAGAGTACGCTTGGCGGTATCAAGCCCGATGTTCGGGAGCAGACACCGACCTTTTTTATCCGCCAAGAGATAAGAACCAATACAAAGTTATTGCTGAACAAGCAAAAGCATTCTGTTTTGGTGAGACTGGAAAGAACCACTGTCCAGTTAAAACAGAGTGTTTATGGGATGCGGTCTCACGAGATGAACCGCACGGAATATGGGGAGGTTTGTCTCACCGTGAGAGGAACGCTCTCATAAGAAAGTGGCAAAAGAAATACAAAAAGAAAATGACCCTCAAAGAATTTATATTCAGTAAGGAAATGTGATGCCTGTTCAAAGTTCGTGGGAACTGAAGAGATTTCTTGATGCCAAAAAAACTGAGACACGGCTTCTTGGTGATATTGAACGTCATCTAATGCGAAGACCAGAGTCTGACCGTAGAACAGATGTTCTACACCCATCTGAGATTATTAAGTCTGATTGGTGTCACAAGTATGCCTTTTACCTTTTAAAGGGCGGTAAAAAGAAACAAGAAAAACCTTCTTTACGACTACAGAACATCTTTGATGAAGGACATGCCATCCATGAAAAATGGCAGAATCGGTTTTACGAGATGGGCAACCTATACGGAAAATTCAACTGCATTTACTGCAAGAACGTTACTTTTGGGTTGTCTCCACAAGAATGCGCAACTTGCGGTTGCGATGTCCTTGAGTACGGAGAAGTTGCTCTACGAGACGAATCTTTGCGTATCGCGGGTCATACGGACGGTTGGGTAAAAGACCTTGGAGAAGACTGCCTTATAGAAATAAAATCTATAGGTGCTGGAACTCTCAGATATGAGGCTCCTGAACTACTTATGGATGCAAACCATGACCTTACCAAGGCGTGGAAAAACATCCGTAGACCATTTCACAGCCATTTATTGCAGGGTCAAATGTACTTAGAACTGGCAAAACGTATGTATGGAGATGAAGCCCCTAATGAAATAGTTTTTATTTACGAACTTAAGGCAGACCAGGATTACAAAGAGTTTACGGTTAAAGCAAACTTTGAAATTGTAGAAAGAGTTTTTAATGCCGCAAGGAAAGTAGTGAATGCCGTAGAGGCTGATACGATGCCTGAGTGCAATGTTTCAGAGGATGGATGTAAGCAATGCGACTTGATTCCGTAGACCCAGCAGCGTTAGTTCCAAAACCAACTTATGCATTAACTCCTTTACCACCAGACATAACTTCTTTAAGTAGTGAGCAGTTGGCTGAACTCTTTACCATTCTTACTGGATGGGCTGACTACACTGCTTCACAACTTGCAGAGGCTCAATTAACCGAAAGGGCCGCCCAAAGAGCGTTAGATTTAAAGACTAACCGCCTTATGGTAGAGAAAATGGGTTCTGCAACAAAAGGAGACAAAGTAACTCTTATTCGTGCTCAAATAGCAACTGATGAAGATGTATTGAAATTAGAAGAAATCTTTGAAGAACGGTATGCTCGGAGAAAGATTCTTGAGATGATGCTGGGAAACCAGGAGAGGGACATAACCCTAGTCTCAAGAGAAATAACTCGTAGAACGGCTGGAGGGCCAAGGAGGGAATACGTATGAAAAAGTTATTGGTTATAGTTTTATTGCTGGCAGGTTTATCTGCACCAGCACAAGCAAATACACCGACTGTTGCAATTATTGATGTTGGGTTTAATACGTCGTCATTTACAAACAATGTGGTGCATGAGGTTTGCATCGTATCCGTAGCGTTATGTCCAAACGGCACACGCTTGCAAGAAGGCACAGGGGCAGCCACGGTTGCTGCAAACTCTCTTCCAGCATTTGCACACGGTACGACGATGCTTTCAATTCTCACATCAGTGAACCCCGATGCCAAAGTTGTATTGATTCGAATTCTCGGTCTTAATACAAACGGTAGAGCAGGCGCTTACACAATCGACGATATAACAACCGCATTAAAATGGGTTGTAAACAATAACTCTAAGTTTAATATAAAGGCCGTCAGCATCTCGCAAGGTAAAGTAAACGGCGCCTGTAGAGCAACTCCTGACCTAGTTAATAACATCAAAACACTGACTACAGCAAACGTGGCTGTTATTGCATCAACAGGTAATGAAAGTAATAGAACTAATATGGCGGTCCCTGCCTGTATTAACGAGACTATTTCTGTGGGAGCAACCGATAATCCTGAAGTGAAAAACACTGGCAAAGGCTGGGATGTGTTGGCTACTCCAACCGTTGCTCTGTACAGCAATGGGAGTGCTTCAACAGACTTCTACACCAATGGTCGTTTCTTTCACACTGCAATGAACGGGACACGACAGTTCTCTGTTGGAACATCTAATGCAACTGCTGCATTTGCAGGAATGTGGATGAAGAATTTGCGTCCAACAATTACAGAGACATATTCTTATTTCTTGTCAGGTTCTACTACAGCATCTAACCAGTGGCTGAGTGGAAGATACGTACTAATTCCATAAGGAGACAGATGTGATTATTGGGTTATCGGGATACGCTCGTTCTGGCAAAGATGAGATTGCCAAAATCCTTGTTGAAAAGTTTGGATTTAAGCGACGTGCTTTCGCTGACCCAATACGTTCATTTGTAACTAAAGTTAATCCTATTCTTGAAAGTGGCCATAGGTTAAACGAAGTAGTTAAAGAATTTGGATGGGAATTAGCAAAATCAAGAACAGAAACTCGTAGATTATTGCAAGAAGTCGGTCTTGCAGGTAGAGAATTGATTGATGAAGACGTGTGGATAAAGGCTGCCTTTAAAGACATAAACCATTATATGGATAACGTAGTTGTCTCAGATGTTAGGTTTAAAAATGAAGCAGAATTCATACGAAAAGAACAAGGAAGAGTTTGGAGAGTTCTACGAGAGGGTGTAGGGCCTGTAAACAACCACATTTCAGAAACTGAATTAGATGGTGCTTACTTTGAAGCCTATGTTCCTAATAATGGTACCCTCGAAGAACTTGAGGCGTACGTAACCAGGTTGATTGGTCGCGATGCCCACAAAATCTTTTGACGGAAATTTAAAAGACGGAGAGTTAGTATCCATAGGAATTGACCAATCTCTTACTGGATTTGCTTTTACTGCTCTCGCACTTGCCGACCCGAATCAGTATCACACTTGGGTATACAAGTCTCCGTATTTTGGCATAGAACGACTCGTGGATATACGACAGTTTTTATTTGACCACTTTGATTACATATCAGAAAATCACACTATTGAAAAAATTGCAATGGAAGGAACTGTTCTTGCCAGTCATTCAGCCTTGGTTTTAGGAGAACTATCTGCCCTTGTAAAACTTACTATTTATGACTACTTTGATGATGAGGTTAGATTTCCTGTACTGGTTCCACCAATGACTTTAAAGAAGTATGCAGCAGGTAAGGGCAATGCAAAAAAGCAAGAGATGCTTCTACAGATGTATAAAAGGTGGGGTATAGAGTTCAACGACGATAACGCAGCCGATTCTTATGCCTTGGCTAGGTTGGCAGCAGGAATCTCTCAAGACAAGGTTGAGGAATCGGTAGTAGAGCAAATGAAAGGCCCCAAATACCGAGACCAGGCAAGGGTTTAGTCTTACCATTTAGTCCTAGGAGTGGCACCACATCGGAACCAAAGGACTATCAATCGTGTCGACACAAGAACCAACAGTAGTAACTTCTACAGAAGAACCTTTTCTTCGCGTTAGTGCTGGCTCAAATCCACAGTCAGTAGCATCAGCAATTGCTCACGCTATCTATGAAAAACACGAAGTAAAACTACGTGCTGTAGGTGCTGGAGCAGTAAATCAAGCAGTAAAAGCAATCGCTATCTCTCGTGGTTATGTCGCTCCCCGTGGCATGGACCTTCTCTGCAAACCAGGTTTTACGACTATTGAGAGTCGTGATGGAGAGATATCAGCCATTGTATTCGCCATTACAGCAAACTAAAACAGGCTTATCCTTGGGGTAAGCAAGGGAGTTTTATTATGGCAAATTGGTCAGGTTTGGGACACGCTATGCGCCGTCGCACAGGTGCTCCATCAAGTCACTCAGAATCGGTAGGTACCATGAAAAATAGAAACATCGATACCCCAGAAGAAGTTCTTGCATCTGCAGCACACTCTGCAAGCCCACGTCGTTATGTTGGCGCAGATTATTCTGGCGTAACAAATGTGAGTGCAAAGCCTCTAAAAGGTAAGTTAATGCCTAAGAAGAACACACAGGCTGGCGACCCAGTAAGTGCAAATAAAGCAAATCGTAAGAATGTGCCTGCAGGAAATGCAGCACAGTCTGAACGTATGGGTGCACGCTATGTTGTTGGAGCAAAGTTTCCAGCAGTTCATTCAATCGAAGCATCTGCAACTCTTGCAAATGCAAAGATGATTCCTTCTAAGGCTGGCAGCGACTTCAAGTACGGTACAACAAGCGGTTACTAATGCCATCACAACCTCGTTCGCTTTCGCAGTTCGGGGATGACGATGACTATAACCCAAGCCCGTACAAGGCACAAAAAGTAGACGTCGAATCACCCGTATCGTACGGCTCTGAAACTCGTGGCACATACGAATCACGCACTGCGTGGAAAACACGAGACATGAGCCAGGGACGTCCTTTGCCATATTCAAAAAGAAGTGCTGGTTCTGTTTATAAATTTAATGACGACAATTCAGCGCCAACAATAAATCAAAGAAGTGTCTAATGCTGAGTCATTCAGAGTTTGCGCGATTAGCCAACTTGGGTGGAGCAAGCAGAAACTTTACTACGCTACAAGAAGCCCAAGGTCCTGGAGTTATGGTTTCTAAACCAGGTGCTGAACAAATTAGTAAAGCACCATTGACTGCAGACCAGGCTAAATATTACTTTAAAGGTCAAGAGGTACAGGCAACAGGTAGGGAGTATCACGGTGCTTGGAAGTCTGGCGGAAAGATGTTTCAAGATGTCAGTAGAAAATACGAAACTCTTAATGAGGCTCGTTCTGCTGGTGAAAAAGGCAAACAGATTGCTGGTTACGATTTAGGTGGAACAGACGTTCGTCGTCCTGAAGGTGGCAATATCTATTTCAGCAGAAAAGTAAAAGGTATAGAGACCGAACCTGAGTTTAAAGAAACTGAAACAGGAACAAGTGCATCTGAAAGAATGGCTGCTAGACCACGAGGCAAAGATGCAACAGAGCAAGTTCTGTTAAGTCGTGGAGCAACATATAAAGGAAAACCAATAACTATTGGTCAGGTTTATTCAAAGATTGCAAAAAATCGCAGAAATAGAGGTGTCTGATGCCAACAGGCTCAAACAACTTTTCTGCTAATCAGAACTGGCAATCACTTGGTGCTGGTGGATTTTATGGTTATAACAATCAAGGCGGTGCAGGAACACCTGTAGCGCACGACAACATGGACGCTCTGCGTATTGGTGTTGGTCGCGTACCTTCTGCAGAGTATCCAGATGGTTATTTGGGAACAATTCGTTCTCGTCGTGATGACAGGCTTCTTGACTCTGTAAAGAGCCGTGTAAACCAGAAGGCATATCAACGTGGTGTACACAAAGGTGAGCGCATCGAGCCATCGATGTACTACTGGCCACAAGAATTCACACCTGACATGGGAATTATGCGCCAAATGCGTGCGGTACCTGATGCGAGCAGAGGCGCTGTTGTTTACCGTGCACCACGCTTTGCACCACAGACACAACTAACTCCTGCACCACATCTTGTTAATGATGGTAAATCAAATCTTGTATCTGATGCTCCAGGTCAAATTGATGTTCGTCGCCAAAATATGTTGGCTTACTTGAAACCTGCGTGGCGATAATGGCGTACTTTGGAGTTAATGAACATGGTCGCTTCGACAGAAACTTAGCAAAAGAACAGTTTCAATCTCACGTAGACAATATTGTAAAAAAACACGCAGAGGCTACAGAAGCACTTCGTAAAGGAGGCTCTGAATGGTACGAAAAAGCACACGAAGAAGCCAAACGGGTTGGTGGTGGAGACGTTACTAAAGGAGCGGGAATTATCGCTGCCTTATCTCCTCTTACAGATTGGAACAAAAACGTTGCATACGCTCATCAATTGGTAAAAACTGGAGATTCTCCAAGTTCTCTCATTAGAAAAAATGTTGAAAAAGCACAAAGAATTCAGGCTGGAGAACATCCACGAGATGTACTAGGTGGTCACAAAGTTCGTAGTTTTTACGAAAACATTCATGACCCAAGCAGTCCAGAGCACGTCACAATTGACCGTCATGCATACGATATCGCTGTAGGAAGACCGTTTGTTGGCACTGGAGGTTCTAGAGATTTAAATTGGACTCCAGGAAAAATGAGTGAAGATTTAGGTCTTAGTGCTAAGTCCAGATACGACCACTTTGTTGAGGCATACAAATCAGCGTCACAAAAACTTGGTGTTGAAATCCCCAATAAAACTCAAGCAGTAACATGGGTTGCTCACAGGGGTGCGTTATGACACAAAAATATGATGGCGTATATGACTACACAAAACCATGGCGTGCACCTGTACAACCAGACCAAGTAGCAAAACGTTGGCAATACAACGGTCCATGGTCAAGCAATATGGAACGCTTAACATCTCAGGCTCTTATGGTTGCAACAATTCCTGGCGCTGAAATTTCACAGATGGTCAGACCACCGTTGCCACAGATTCGTTTATTCCCAGACCGATATGGTTATGACCGTCGTGCTGTAGGTATTGATGATGTTGTTACAGTCGATAGAAACTATGTAGAACCTCGCACTTCCTGGTACTCAGGCTCTCCTGCGGGATACACTGGTGCTTCTAGAAATACGTTAGGAAGTGAGTAATGCCTATTATTGGTCCAGTAGTTGGTTCAGTACTTGGAACGGTAGCACGTGGCGTAGCAGGTCCTCTACTTGCTCGTGGTGCATCTGGTATTGCAGGACGTGCTGTTAGCGCATCTCAACTTGCAAAAGCCGCAAAAGTTGCACGTAGTGCAGCAAGAGCGGGTGCTACTGCAAGCAGACTTGCTGCGTTTGCTGGAAGTATGGGTGGCGCAGCAACTACGGCTGTAGGACAGTCCGTAGAGTTAGAAGCAAAACCACTACCTACTCTTAAATCACCTACTATGGCAGGGGAGGTTGTAAATGGCTGACGATGGCGATGGCATGTTAACAATGGAACTTCAGGCTCAAGAACTAACAAAATATAACGGGTCTTCTAACTGTCCGACCTGTGGGATGATAATCAACCCTGTAGAATTTCTAGCGAACCAAGGGCACTGCACTGGGTGTACTACAGCGAAGCGCCAAAAAAGAGCAAAGGAATTAATGCAATGATGTTCAATGACCGTCGTAAAACCGCAGGTATGCCAAACCCTGATACCGCTGTAGAAAAGTATGGTCTTAATCTTCCTGGCGCAAATAGAAAAAACCCTAAGCGCACAATGGCAGACTGGGAAGCACGAGCCTCAGTTTTGGCTGCAGGTCGTTCAGGCGCCATTGAAGCCACACCAAAACCTAAAAAAGAACCATCAAAATTAAGTAAAAAAATTGGTGGAATGATTATGGGCACTGGTTCCAGCAATATAAAGACTGTAAAAGCAAACCGTGCTGCTATTGATGCAGAACTAAAGAAAGGCAAGTAAATGGCAGTCAACTCATCTCGCTCAATGAACAAGTCTCTTAATGATGGAGCGACAGACGGCAAGTACCGTAAAGTTCGCCCAGATACAGAAGAAAATGCAATGAACACCTCAGCAACTGAGGCTAATCGTCAGTCTCTACATCCATTTTATGGATATGGCTTTATTACAACTGAATATCCAAACAAAGTGAATCCAGGTAAGTAATCATGGGTAAAAGTGCAGCAGCAAATTGGGCAGGACGTTGGGCACGTGGTGGAAGACCAGACCCATTGTTAGGTAACTCCGTTCCAGATAGAGCAAACCACCCTAATAGAGTTATCAATACATCTAGCAATCAACAAGAGATTGATAATATGGTTTCAAAAATTAGAGAAGACAGAATCTCTAAAGCAGCACCTGGAAGCCCCGAGTCTAGGGGTCGTTGGACAGATAACTCAGGACTACACTGATGGCTAGACGAGTAACTCATAAGACACTTGGTGAAGCAGTTTCAGCAAGAGAATCTTTTGTAGGTCCAAGCAGCCGTGGTGGTTCTATTGCAGAAGTTGGCACCGAAACAGGAATGCTTCCTTCTCATCTTGCAGAGGCTATGCGTTCTCATAATCCAACATATGTAGTCAAGTCTTATAACACTCCTGTCGCATGGCATGGAGATAAGGGTTGGGTTGTTCCTGATGTTAAGTACAGCAGAACTACCTCTCGTTTACAGGGCGGGATTCGTCGTTCAATCAATGCGCACTTTGCTGATGCGCACAATAACGCAAGGGATTAATCATGGGAAGCATGCACGCTGAAGAATACGCAGCACACGACAAACAGTTTAAGAAGAACGGCAATGCTGGTCTTCGTGCCCATCTAGCAAGCAACCTCTATCCCCCAGTTCCAGAATCCATGGTAGGCCCATCAAAGCGTGCTATCAATGCTGTAAACAAAGGCAACCATGATGCAAAGATTAAACTTCCAGAAGGCATTACTTGGCGCGGTCAAAAGCACGCTCCAGCACACGCTATTGTTGAGGGGCATCGTCTTGATGCTTGGATTAATCCAATAGACTAGTGGCAAAAAGAAAAGGTGGCAAAGGAGGAGGCGAACGGAACTCAAACCGTCGCAATGGGAAGGCTATGAAGAAGAATCCAAAAGTTAATAAAAAAACAGGAAAATCCTGCTGTGGGTATTCTATTAAAAGAACTGATAGATTAGGACATGACCAAGGTCATAAAAAAGTAGCAGCATAAGGAGCACAATGTCTAACGTACCAATTCTCGGTTCTAAGAAAGTCGAAAAGAAAGAAACATTTCGTCTTTTACATTGCTGGGTCTGTGACACCTTAGAAGAGTTACCACCATTTGAAGGTCCAGCAGACCAGGACTATCTTCTTGCTGTTGCCTGTGAACGACATGTGTTCGATTCTGGTGAGCCACACAAAGGTAACCTTTTTGTAGACATTCCTGTAAAAGCATGGCAGGACTCTGAAACACGTAGAGACGCCATTCGTCAAATACGACAGGGCGGTTCAAAGGGTCTTGCTGAAATTGACGATACTTTCTACGATACCCGCTCTACCTTTATGGAAGATGCAATGAAATGTTATCAAGCACACAATAAGCCAAAAGATGGGTGTAATGATTGGCACAACTCTGAAAAAATGTTAATTCCCAACACAATTAAAGAGCGCCGTAAAGAAGGTCTTGATAGTTATGAAAGTGCTCCAGGAGTTAAGACTTACCTCTGTGATTTCTGTCCTGTAGCGATAGGTGTAGCACAACGTAAACAGAAATTGATGGGACTATAATGGAAGAAAAAGAAAAAGAAGAATTCTGGCAAGATATTGGTAGACCAGAGTATCAATTTGCTTTTACTATCATTGCTCATGAAGATGGTGGCGTGACAACCGTAACCTCTACAGAGGGCGTAAAACGTAGAGCAACTACCTATGACATTTTTCAGGCATGCAAAGAAATTGTCAATGATATTGAGTCTTTGATGTTGGCAGACCGAGTAACTAAGTCTGTTGTGGCAGCCCTAACACAGGACCCCAATGACCAAGTAAAGGAAAAACTACGTTCCGCCCTTTCGGAACGAGGCATAGATACCTCTAACTCTTAATTACACATAGACTAGGTGTATGGAACGCCAGTTAGGTCTAGATGAGCCTGTTGAGATTCAACGAGGTTCTACGTCCTATTTCTCTGAGCCAGAAGAGACGCTAGACCCACAACTATTTACTGGCACAGTTCTTAAAGGCTGGGTGCGTAACGGCATTCTTCATCTCTTATTTGGATTCTTGAATGAGACTTACCGACACCCAGACCTTTGGGCTCATGCATGGATTGCAGGTTCTGCTGTCTCCTATCAATGGGCAGCGCATCGTGACCCAGGTGACTTAGATGTTTTGATTGGCGTTGATTACGTGCAATTTCGTAGGGCACATCCCGAATACGTTGGGTTGTCTGATACAGAGATTAGCAAAATGCTAAACGAAGACTTTCGTACATACTTGCAACCAGAAACTGCAGACTGGCACGGATTTGAAGTTACGTTTTATGTAAATCCTGGTGCTACAGATATTCGTACTATTAATCCTTATGCTGCTTACGACTTACAGCATAATGAATGGACTGTATTTCCACGTCGAACATCTGCACCAAGCAATCCTGTGTGGGATAAGGCTGTGCAACAAGACCGCTCTATGGCTTCTGATATTGTTGCACGTTATTCTCGTGCTCTAACTGATATGCAGGCTGCTCCTAATGATGCTGCACGTCGCAATGCTGAGTTTAAATTACAGCAGGCTCTTGAACATGGCGCTATGCTATTTGACGACATTCATCGTTCTCGTAAACTTGCTTTTAACGAATTTGGTAAGGGTTATGATGATTTTTACAACTATCGTTGGCAAGCAGGAAAGAAATACGGAACTGTACCTGCACTGCGCAAAATGCACGATTACCTCAAAGCACGTCAAGAAGAGCAGGCTGTTGAAACTTATGGAGTAGAGTTACCAGACACACAGACGCTTATCAGGAGAGCGGCAACTTATAGAGTAAAGGACTAACTTGAATATACTTCTTTCACTAAACGGGGTATTAAGGGCGGAATCTGGAGAACCAAACAGAGCAGGAGTAATCTTGTACTACGCTCTCAATGCTGCGCATCGTGTTGCCATCATTACAAAAGATGATAAAGCCAATGCAGAACATTGGTTACAGTCTCACGGCATCATCGGCTACGACGACTTGCTTGATAACTCTGTTGAGTTAGCGGGCGAGGACTTGAAGAAGCGCCAATTCCTTCTTAGCAGAGGTAAGGCTCCTGTTGAAATGTACGTTGACTCTGACCCAGAGATGTGTGCGTGGGTGTTTGAGCACCAAAATGTTCCAACTATCCTGGTCAGTCATCCAAGTTACTTACCAGTAGAACATAGGCCAGATGCTCCTCGCAAGGTTCGTTCATGGAATCAAATTGAAGAGGCTGTTACAAGAGTTAACATTGCTAAATCAAAGTTTGCAGCACAGCCAAAAGATGCAACTCTGTGGGATGACTGATGATTATCTTCTCTGGCACAGAGGTTGGTAGTAATCGCACCCTTCTAGAGGGTATGAAAGTTGAGTCGATGGGGCTCAACTATTGGGGTTTGCGTAAAAGGGGACTACCAAAAACAAAGACATGGCTTATATCTGAACATTTTGAAGATAATGCAAAGGTTTACATTGAATCGGGCGCATCACAAGCGGACAAGTCTGGTCTGTCCAAAGCAGAGTTACTAGACCTTGCCGCTGACTACCAGGAGTTCCTGGTTAATAACGCTGACAGAGCCGCAGCCTTCCTAGAGTTTGACTCGCAGATTCTGGGGAAAGAATGGGTCGCCCAACAACGTCTTTTTTTCAGTAATGACCCTAAATTATGGGTTATCTGGCATCAAGAGTATGGGATACAGAACCTCAAAGAACTTTCTGAGCAATTCCAAAATGTTGCAATACCTAATGAAGAGATTGAATCAGTAACCAATCTGGCAGGCATCGTGAGGTCATACCAGAGACAGTATGGAACTAACTACCATGGCATTGGATGTGCCAAGCCAGATAACTTGAGACAGATACCATTTGCCACAGCCAGCACATTGTCATGGATATCGCCCATGAGACGAGGCGAGACAATCATCTGGGATGGAACAAAGTTAGTTAGATATCCCAAGAAGATGAAAGACCAAGCCAGACCTCGCTACAAAACGATTGTAGAGGGCGCAGGACTGGACTATTTAGAGTTTGTCAATGATAGTACCCTTGAAGCCACTAAGGTAGCGGTGTGGTCATACCTACGATTGGAAGAGTCAATGGATAAGAAGAGACCCGATTTACACATCATTGAGGGTGGTAAAAAAGAAGAAGTATCTGATAACAGCGATACGCCCCTTATGTCGGGTTTGATGGAATTAGAGGGGTACCTTTCTGATAACAGTGGAGCAGAAGGGAGGAAAGTGGAGCGAAGTGAAGTGGTTCCACGAGCCCCTGAAGAGATGCAGAACTTGCCTGTCTTTGGCTTCAAAACGAAGACTGTAGTAGAAACAGATGAGGATGGAAAGGATATTCTCAAAGATGTACCCGTCATTCAAACGCAGAGTGGTTCAATTCGTCAGTGCAACACTTGCTTTGTCGCTGCTAATTGCCCTGCTTTCAAGCCTGATAATTCTTGTGCCTTCAATCTTCCAGTAGAAGTTAAGACCAAGGAACAGTTAAAAGCCCTGCTCACAGCCATAATTGAGATGCAAGGCCAGCGTGTAGCGTTCATGCGTTTTGCCGAAGAAATGAACGGTGGATACGCAGACCCGAACGTATCACAGGAGATAGACCGACTATTTAAGTTAGTCAATCAAGTCAAAGAAATGGAATCCAACAAGGAATTTATCCAGATTACAGCCCAGCGACAAAGCGCTGGTGGAGTGCTCTCTGCCATATTTGGAGACCGTGCACAGGCTCTAAAAGAATTGCCTGAGACTCTCAAAGAAGATACTGTTACAAAGATTATCTCTGAATCAATTGAAGAGTAGTATCTGATAACAGCAATTATCAGGGCATGAAACGTAGTTAAACCTTACAGTTGACTGTTAGGTATTCGTTAAAGTTAACAAGTGCATGATAGGTTTTGACCCATCACAATAAGTCTCCCTTTGAGGGGTATTTGACAATTCTATGAAATGGTAGGGGAAATGAACTATTTTTCTTTTAAGTTGGCCGATGATTTTGTTGCTCAGTACAAGGACAAGAAGGCTCCTTTTGGTTATCGAGATGCTGGTGGAAACTCGGTAGGTGAAATCACCTTTCTTCGTACCTATTCGCGTTTGAAGGAAGATGGTCGCAAAGAAACGTGGGTCGATGTTTGCGAGCGAGTTATCAACGGCATGTACTCTCTACAGAAAGACCATGCCAAGAGCCAACGCCTACCTTGGTCAGATGCTAAAGCAGCAGCCTCCGCTAAGGAAGCATTTGACCGCCTATTTAACCTGAAATGGACACCACCAGGACGTGGTTTATGGGTTATGGGCACACCACTAGTAAATGTCCAACGAAACTCTGCAGCCCTACAGAACTGTGCTTTTGTATCGACTGGCTCTATGACAAAGACAGACCCAGCCAAACCATTTGCTTTCCTGATGGAAGCCTCGATGTTGGGAGTTGGTGTTGGCTTTGATGATAAAGGCGCAGATAAAGACTTCACCATTTATCAACCACAAGGAGAACAGCCTTATGACATCCCAGACACCAGAGAAGGATGGGTTGAATCAACCGCAGCCCTCATCAATGCTTACCTACGACCAGATTCGAAAACTCCAGTATTCAATTATGAAGCAATCCGTCCAGCAGGCGAACCGATTAAAACGTTTGGAGGAACCGCAGCAGGACCAGACCCGTTAATCAAGTTACATGACTTGATTCGCAAGATGTTTGAAAATCGTTCAGGTCAAAAGTTAACTCGCAGAGACATTGCAGACATCGGCAACATGATTGGTGTTTGTGTTGTTTCTGGCAACGTTCGCCGTTCTGCTGAGTTGCTTATGGGAAGACTTGATGATGAAGATTTCCTTAATCTAAAGAACTATGACAAACATCCAGAGCGTCTTGCTCATGGTTGGATGTCCAACAACTCTGTTGAGGTATCTGTTGGACAAGATTTATCACCAATTATTGATGGCATTGCTCGTAATGGTGAGCCAGGAGTTATTTGGATGGATGTAACTCGCAAATATGGCCGTCTTGCTGACCCTGAAAACAACAAAGATTGGCGTGCTGTGGGCTATAACCCATGTGCTGAACAATCTCTTGAATCCTATGAATGTTGTACCCTAGTAGAAACTTACTTAAACAGACATGATTCCCTCGACGATTTCCTCCGTACTCTCAAGTTTGCCTATCTCTATGCAAAGACTGTCACCCTTTTACCGACCCACTGGGAAGAGACGAATGCAATCATGCAACGTAATCGGAGAATCGGTACCTCAGTGTCTGGCGTTGCCAATTTTGCTGACAGCAAGGGATTACCAACCTTACGTGAGTGGATGGATAGAGGATACGGGGTCATCCAAGATTATGATAAGTCTTATTCGGAGTGGCTCGGTGTACGTGAATCTATCAAAACTACTACGGTCAAACCTAGCGGGACTGTGAGCATACTCGCTGGTGAATCTCCAGGAGTTCACTGGTCTGTTGGTGGTAAATACTTTATGCGTGCTATTCGTTTTGCAAATAACGACCCAATGCTTCCATTGTTTAAGATGGCTAATTACAAAGTTGAACCAGCAAATGAATCGCCCGATACGACTTCTGTTGTCTTTTTTCCAGTAAAGTCAGATGCTATACGTTCCGAAAAGGATGTAAGTATTTATGAAAAGATGGCGCTCGCTGCCACTGCACAACGATACTGGTCAGATAACTCTGTAAGTGTGACTGTCTCATTTGACCCTGAGAAGGAGTCTTCGGCTATTGGGACTGTTCTTCACATGTATGACGGTCAGTTGAAGACAGTCTCATTCCTACCAAGTGGCAACCACGTCTATCCACAGATGCCTTACACACAGATAGATGAAGAGTTCTATCATGATGCAACTATGGAAATATTCCCTATTGACTTTAGTGGGGTTTACGCTGGAATGGCTGCAGACGCTATTGGTGAGGCGTATTGCACAACCGATGCGTGTGAGATAAAGTTAATAACCAATTAACTAAAAAGGACACTATGGCATGAAAGAACACGACGTTGTTGTAGTTGGCGGAGGGTCTGCTGGTTGGATTACCGCATTGTTTTTGCAAGTCAACTTACCAAATTCAAATATAACGGTTGTAGAGTCACCAGAAATTGGAATACTAGGTGCTGGTGAAGGTACGACCCCTCATTTTATACACTTCTTAGACGAAATAAATATTCCTGTTTCTGACTTAATTCGAGAGACGGGAGCAACTATAAAAAACGGAATTAAGTTTACAAATTGGAACAACGACGGCTCTTATTACTACCATGCTTTTGGAGTAGACCACAAGGCATTAGACAACATTGGAGCCCATGATTTAGTGGACGAATATCATATTGGTTCAATGATGGCTGTCGCAGATGACTTACCATTTAAAGACTTTACATTTGTAAGCAAAGTTTGTGAAAGAAACAAGGTTCCTCACATATTGGAGTCTAACACACAGCCTATAGGCTTGAACCCAATTTTTAAATATTCCAAACTTGCAAATTTTGCAATTCATTTTGATGCCGCCAAGTTAGCAAACTATCTTAGAGAAGTTGCAAAACAACGCGGCGTGTTTCATATTGAAGGAAAAGTCACTAAAATTAACTCAAAAGAAACTGGAGAAATACTTTCAGTAGAATTAGATTCAGGTCAACTGCTTCCTTTAGATTTTGTTTTTGATTGTTCTGGTTTTAAAAGATTGATAATTGGGAATCATTTTAACTCTGAGTGGATTTCCTATAAAGAACATCTTCCAGTCGATACTGCTTTACCTTTCTTTTTAGATAGAACCAACAACACTCCTCCGTACACAGAGTCAATTGCTATGAAATATGGATGGATGTGGAAAATTCCGTTGCAACATAGGTATGGGTGTGGTTACGTTTTTGATTCTTCTCTTGTATCAGAAGAAGATATAAAAAAAGAAATTGAAGAATATTTAGGTTTTAAACCTCTTTATCCAAGAGAAACAAAGGGAAGTTTTAAGTTTAATGCTGGATGTTATAGAACTCCCTGGATTAAAAACTGCATTGCCATAGGACTATCTTCAGGGTTTATAGAACCACTAGAAGCAACTTCTATATTTGCATCGGTTGTGGCTTTACGTAGAGCACTCTTTGATTTAACCCTTTTCTTCTCCTATAACGAAGAGACTGTTTCACAATATAACGAAGAATTGTCTGCTTTTACTGAAGACATTTTTAACTTTGTGTACTTTCACTATCTTGGAGATAGAAATGACACACCATTTTGGAACAAATTTAAAGACATTGAAAAACATCCAAATGCTGTAAAAACAAATGTAATTAAGTTTTCAAAATTTGTCCCACGAAAAAGTGACTTCCATAACAGAGCACCTTTTGGATTACCTAGTTGGGTACAGGTTGCTTATGGTTTAAACAAACTAAATAAAGAGATATTTAAGAAAACTGTTAAAGACAATAATTTTGATTCCAAATATAAACTTAATTATTTGCATTGGAAAACAGTTTCAACTGATGTTGCAAACGACTGTGCTTTACACAACTCTTTCTTGGATGACTTAAAGTCATGAAATTAAACGAAATACCACAAGTAACAAAACAACTCTTTAGTAAATCTTATTGGAATAGAACAAACATTATTGAGTTTTGGGCATTTTCCACAAAATTAATCATCATTATTCCTGGACTGTTGTTAGGAAAACAGTGGTGGTGGCTATACATCTTTGCTCTTACTTCTAGTATTGCTTTGATATTGACTTCCACAATAAAAACTTTACCTACTATTATTTACTTTAATATTGTGTGGGTCGTACTGGCTTCTGCAGCACTTATTAAACATTTTATTTAAAAAGCCCCGCCATTTCTGACGGGGCCTTTTGGTATTGCTTTTGGTATGACTTTACTTTTTAGCCTTTACCTATCACTTTACCTATGTGTTCTTGCCTTTGCCTTTTGCTATTGCTTTGGCTTTTGGCTTGCCCGTAGGGAACTTTGCTATCCATTCTTTGGTTCGCTGAGTCATTCCCTTCCATGCACTCCAATCTTCGCCCCCATTGCTCATGTGATAAGCAATTTGAGCGTTCACCACAGGGTTTAGCAGTTCGGCATTGGAATCCAATCCAAACTTCGCTCGTCTATCCACTCCCAACTCTCCAAGCATGTTTATCTGAAACAAGCCGTATGAGTTGTCGCCTGTTGAGGCGTTCCCATTATGTGCGAGCGGTCTACCCGATGATTCTTTCTTCGCAACTGCCCATGCTTCTCGTAGGTCTTGTCCTTCGAACCCAACTGCTTTCAGTAGGGCTACTAGTTCAAGGTCACTCAACTTGTGAGAGTTCTCGAACTTGGCAAGTAACTTGTCGCTGGACTCTTGCTCGACTTGGGCTTCCAACGCCTCTGCCTGTGTGGGGCTAAACGCTGGAGTGATTCTTCCTATCCCAAATGTTCCTGAAAGGAACGCGGTTAAAAGAATCAGCACTACAAGCCGATTTTGTGTTTCTAGTTTCATCAGTTCTCCTAACCCAGAAAGTCATTGACAACTTCACTCGCCTTTGATTTCTGGTGACGAACGCGGTGGAGATAGCGTTCGGTAGTTTTGATAGATTGATGACCCAATCGCTCTTTTACTTCATGGACATCAACGCCGTTCTTTAACAACTGCGTTGCGTTCGCATGGCGTAAATCGTGAGTTCTTGGATACCAACCCATGCCTGACTTGGCTATTGCTTTGTTCCAAATGGTTCTCCATGTATCTCGTGGCAGGTGACTCGGTTCATCAAGTATGACCTCACCCTTTTGGTATGACTTTGCTCTTTGCGACCTTCGATACTCTCGAACTATCGCTTTACAATCGTCACACCTACAAGACCCACTTGCGTAAGCCCTG